AAGGACTTGGTAGGTTTGACAGAATTACAAAAACTATTTATTAAAGTATTGTTAGAAATAAAAAGAAAGGATAATAAATGATATTAGGTAGTATGATGAAATATAACTATGTTGCTATATGTCATCCCGAGGCTATCGATAAGCCTATGGATAAATGGTTTGCTGAAAATAAGTATAAAATGATTTTTGGTATGACTATAGATGAGTTAGCAGATGAAATAGAGGAATGGTACGCAAAAACATTTGATGTAGAAATTCCTGAAGCACAAATTATAGAGGACAATATCCATGTATATGATGCTAGTTTTTCTGTTTTTAAATTAATTTGCCCTAGAAAAGAGTATGACGCAGAAGATATTAACGAACAATGAAATGTAGGCAATGTAATCACGAACTAACTTGGATTGCTGACCACGACATAGAAGACAATCCAAATTGGGATAAATTTGAAATGTATCAAATCTATGAGGCAGACAAATATTGTATGGTGACAAGTTTAAGTTGTTCAAATTGTAAATGTGATGTTGCATTTTATTACCCAAAAGGGTTTTTTAATAATCAGGAGGAGAAATAAAACAATGAAGTATTTAGTGACAGTAGAATTATCTTGTACGAAAAGTTATTATGTGGATGCGGGAACAGAGAAGGAGGCTAGAGAAAAATATTTATTAGACGGATTAACATCTACTCTTTATGAAACAGAGATTGATAGAAAAGTAATAAATGTGGAGGAAGTTAAAGATAAAAATAATGATGTTAGATTATAAAACTATATTAATAATTTGTGGTATTATAATACTTTTTGTATTCTTTTATGTTTTATTTACCGCTGAAAAAGATGATGAAGATTCAGGCTCTTGGTAATTAAGTATGTAAGGGTGGGGAGGGGAATTAGATGTTAACACATATATTAAATTTGTCAAATGAATTATAAACACCAATTAGAAATAGTAAAAGAATTAAATGTTCAAGGTAAACTTAGAACTGACTGTCCCTTTTGTATGAATAGAAAAACATTTGAAGTCACGAATCAAGACGGAGTATTACTGTGGAATTGTTTTCATGCTAGTTGTGACGCAAAAGGCGGTAGTGGGGACAAGTATTCAAAAGAAGACATAGAGAGTTTTATGTTACAAGATAAACAACTACACAATCATAAATTTATCATGCCAAAAACATTTGTTAACTTTGCAGTTCACCCTAAGTCTAGAGCATACTTACATACATATGGGATAGGAAATACAAGTGCTAGGGTTATGTATGATGTAAAACAAGAAAGAGTTGTTTTTTTGGTAGAAAATAATGGTGAAGTTGTAAGTGCCACAGGCAGAGCATACGGAAATTTTCAGCCTAAGTGGTTTAAATATAGTAAATCAGATGTTCCTTTTATAACAGGCAACAATACAGAAATAGCAATCATAGTAGAAGATTGTGTAAGTGCTTGTGTGGTAGAAGTAAAATGTGGATTTACAGGCATAGCATTAATGGGAACTAGTTTACAAGAAAGTTTTATAGAACACATAACAAATAGTGCTAGTAATGTTGTGATATGTTTAGACAGGGATGCTACGGATAAATGTTTTGATATTAAAAAAAAGTTAGAATCAAAAGTAAACTGTTATATATGGATGCTTGATGAAGACTTAAAACATTTTAATGATAAGAAAATAAGAGAATGGAAGGGGAAAATATGCAAGATGATTTCATAATTGTATGTGCAGTTGGTTTTATAGTGGTTGCATTTATAAGTTATATATTCGTATTTGGAGGTTTATAATGGGTGATAGAGGAGGCCGAGTTAGAAAAGATAGTTACAAAGGATATGATGCTAGGGATTTTGTAAATATAAAAAAATATGATACAAATGATATGATGTATTTAAATGTTCCTAATTATGTGAGACAAACTTTAAAAAGAAAGTTAGATAAATATCAATTGGAAAATTTAGATACATACAACACAGCAACATTTATTAAGAAACAAATAGAAAAACTATTTATAGAACTAGAAAGGAAAAGAGTAGATGAGTGGTTCAAAAAAAACAACAGACAATACAAGTAAATTTTATGAAAAAGTAGAGGGTGAATATATCTTAGACTTACAAGGGATAGAAACACATTGTAGAGTTAATTCAGATAGGTATGACGAGATATATAAAAGACCCACTATCTCTTATCATTTTACATTTGAGAATTATAAACTAAAACTATTAGGTGATTTTGATAAATATACTTTCGAGCCACCTGAATTTACAAATGGTGTAAGGATTGCTAATTTTAAAAGATTACCTGAATACAGATTACCCTTTAGTCAAACAGGATATAAGTCTCATTTTACAGGATTTATAGACATGAATAGCACTAATTTTTTGAATGCTGATGATGTAGTTGTAGAGGTTAGTAAATGGCTAATGGAAAATGACGCAGGGGTAAAAAGAAAAAAATATTTTTGCACGAAAAGATTTGCAGATGTTCCTATTGTCAGTATAATAAAAAAGTTATGAGATTTGTTTTTGTAGTCTTAATATTTTTAACTGGATGCAGTTATAACTTTAAAACTAATAAAGATGACACTAGCAACTTAGTTGTCAAGAATAAGCCAATTATTGATAACAGGGAAATAACAGTTGAAGAACTTGAAAATTTACCTAGACTAGAACAAATTAAATTAGAAATGCAAGAAAGGTTAGCAAAGATAAAAAATGAACAATAGATATTACATACAAAGAATAAGTGCAGAAACTTGTGAAGACATCATGCTAAAGTACGACACAAAAAGTAAAGAGGATATTATAATAGTTAGAATGTATGATGAACCTTTTGATTTAACAGTTAAACATAGAGTTGCTATGACTAGTGAGGAGTTTGCGAATTTTAAAAAACTTGTAAATGGAAGTGGTGAGTTCAAAGACATACTTGAAATAATTGTTAGAAAAAAAGAAGCCGAACAATTAGATAAAATATCTGAAGAAAATAATCAGTAATCTAACATATGTTAGAAAAGAGGGAGACAGTCTTGTCCGAGACCAATGGTAATGTTCGTAAGTATTTATTAAAATCTTTATTAAATAAAAAGTTCTACGATAAATTTCAAAAATATAATTTAGGTGATGTGTACAGTCACAACATCTACAAGTGCATAGATTTAATTTATAAGCACGATAAAAATTTAGATTCAATATCTACCGAATACTTAGCAGACTTTTACGATAAACAATATGGCTCACGAATGGGATTTAATCAACTAAGTGGTGATAAGGATATTATATTTGGTTTAGATAGAGTAAAAGAACCAAATGAAAAGACTGTAGACTACATTTTAAATCTCACACACAAGCAAAAGAAAGCAGAGGAACTTACTAAAAAAAGTTTTGCTCTTGTAAATAACCCCGATAAATATGACTTTTCTGAGATAAAAACCTTTGTTCAAAATATTGGTGGAGTGCAAAAAGAGTATGAAAGCAAAATGGATAGGATTAATCTTGACCCACTAGAACTAATAGAGAATGAAGAGAAGTATGGCAATGTAAAATTTAATATTAAAAGACTACAAGATGCTACACACGGAGTTGGTGGTGGTAATTTTATAGTTGTATTTGCTAGACCCGAGGCAGGTAAATCAGCATTTTGGATTAGTTTAGTTGCAAACAAAAATGGTTTTGCACAACAAGGAAAAAAATGTCATGCGTTTATAAACGAAGAACCTGCGAAGAAAACTTATGTAAGATTAATATCTTGTTGGACGGGGATAGTAAGAGATTTAATTAAAGAAAGAATAGAACAAGTTAGAAAAGAATGGAATGTAATTAAAGATAATATATTTATTTATGATTCTGTAGATGTAAGTATGGATGATTTAAACAATTATTGTGAAGAAAATGATGTAGATATAATAATCATTGACCAATTAGATAAAATAAATATTCGTGGAAACTATAATGCACAACACGAAAAATTAAAAGAGATTTATAAACAAGCAAGAGAATTAGCCAAAAGAAACAATGTGCTAGTGATTGGTATAAGTCAAGCAGGTGCAGAGGCACACAATCAACAAAGAATAGATTTTAATTGGTTAGATAATTCTAAAACAGGAAAAGCAGGTGAAGCAGATTTAATTATAGGTATTGGTAAACCTAGAGATTCAGATAAAGATTATGATAGGTGGTTATATTTATCTAAAAACAAATTAACTGGTGAGCATGTAGACATTGAGTGTTCATTGAATCACACATTATCGAGGTACGAATGATAACAACACTAGATGTAGAAACAACCTACCAAGAGGGAGACCCTAGTCCTTACAATGATAGTAATAAATTAGTATCTGTTGGTATTAACAAAGAATATTATTTTTTTAATCACAAAGATAATCCTAACGGACACGATAACTTTGATAAGATACAAAAAATATTAGATGAATCTACTTTAGTAATCGGACATAATTTAAAATTTGATTTGAGTTGGATGTATTGGGAAGGTTGGAAATATAATGGTGATATTTATGACACAATGCTTGGTGAATACATAATTAGAAGAGGCCAAAAGGTGGATGAACATAATAAATTAATATCTTTATCATTAAAAGAATCATGTAAGAGAAGGGGATTAGGTGTTAAGTCAG